AATATTTAGCACCTTTTTTTCTCATCTCTTCCATGTTACCTGGATTTGCACCTGCTAATATTCCTGCTCCTAACACGCCATCTGCTCTAGTTACAAATTCACCATCTGCAAGTTGAGCTAAAACTGTATCTTCATCTTTGTCAGCTAAATCTGACATATCTACTACATGACCGTTTGCTCTAACATAATTGTTAGCATCGTTTTCATCGTAGTTCATTTTACTTGGTAGTACTTGACCACCTGCATTGTATTTTTGAATTCCTTTTAATGTAGCTAATCCACCTGTGCTAGCACTGATTAATTGTTTACCAACTGCATATGGCATAGGTGCTTGATCACCTCTAGCATATACTTCTTCTGGTGGTACATAATCTTCTGCACCTTCAATACCTACTGATGTCATTTGGCCTGCATCGTCGTACTGACCTACTTTAAAAGCTGTTGGTCCTACTTGAGAATAAATATCTGGATTAGCGTAAGCTAAGTTTGCACCATAGAACATAGTTTCTTTTGGAGCTTTGGCTGCATCTGCATATGATTTATAAATTGCCGCTGCAGGTAATCCATATTTTAAAGCATCTGCACCTGTAACTGTTTTACCAAACATATCAAACAAAGGTTTTTTTAAACCTTCTTTAGCCGCTGCTATTCCTTGTGTGACCACTCCGCCTGCTTGAGGTAATTGAGATGTACCTACTGGAGCATTCATCATTTGAGCCATAACAGATTCTTTAGTTACATTGGCTGCCGCTGCTGGTGCTGTAGCTGCTTCTGTAAGTCCACCAGTAAGTCCTGCTAGTAAAGCATTTCTTAATGACTTCTTAGTACTTTGTCCTGTTAATTTACTTAATGCAAAACCTGTTAAAGCAGGTACTAAATAAGCGGGGAATGGCATATGTTAAATAACTCCTATTATATATAATACACCTATTTTAAAGGCTTTTTAGTCAGAATTCAATACTTTGGATGACACTTTTCCTAGAGCTTTATTTATCGTAAATTCGTCAATTAATCTTCCTGTGTATGCAAACTCACCATAGTGTTCAATATATTCATCAATTAAACCGTACATTTTAATACCTGCATGCTTACATAGTTTACAAAAGAAAAAATCTTCCCCTGTATAGGTTTTATCATTTTTATTCCAATAAGTATCAAAGTAGTTATAAAAGTTAGTTCTATCTACTAATTTACCGTCCATTAATGTTTTTTGTTTTATTTCAAACTCTGGGTATTCTTTTTTTAATTTATCGAATACATCTCGTCTAATTAACATGCAACCTGTAGGCCCTCTGTTAAGTTCTATAAAACCATTTTCAACTTTAACATTTCTAGGGTCTTCTACAGATAAAGTATATTGGTTACCTAACATTTGTGGTTTTATATCTATCCCTGCTTTTATAGCAGTTGTTATTTTTTCATTATCAAATGTCTTTACAGGATAAGGAACTAAACATACTTCTTTATCGTAGTTAAGCATTTTTTCAATCATTTTAAAATTAAAAGTAATATCAGAATCTATAAACAACATATGTGTAAAATCTGAATCTAAGAAACCAGATACACATAAGTTTCTACCTTGTGTAACTAAAGAAGATTTCATTATTTGAAATTGAACTGGTATCTTTCTAATGAAACATTCTTTTTGAAACTCTAGACAAGCTTTAAAATAGTGTACAGATACTTCTGAATGAACTGGTGTTGCTACAAACAATCTTATATTATTTAATGCCATTTAAAAAATTCTCCCAATATCCTTTTATAATATCCCAATGATAAAAATTTCTATAGTAATCTTGTTGAAACTTCAAGGCATCGGGGTTAGCTGCATTAACAAACATAGGCAATTGATTTATTGTATATGCGAATTTTTGAGCTAGTTGTTTTTTATCTTTCATGTAGGGAACATAAATTGGAAACCCTGCACAAACTTCAGGTAAAGCACCTAAATCTGTAGTTACTACAATTAAACCTGCTGCTAAAGATTCCATCGCCGCTAAACAAAATGTTTCTTCAAATGTAGAAGGATGAACATAAACATCGTAAGTATGTAATTTTTTCATTAATTCAGAATGCTCTATGTATCCTTTATAATTTACATTAGTTAATTTTTCTGCTTTTTCATATAAGTGTTTAAATGCATCATCATTATGTTGTTTAAAATGATCGCCGTATATTTGTGTGCTTGAATATACATCTAATTCTACGTGTTCATTTTTTTGTACAGCTTCCATAGCTGCTAATAAAACATCTAGTCCTCTCCAAGGAGTCGATGTATATACCATTTTAATTTTAGCGTGGGGCTCAAAGTTCTTTTTAATAACTAATTCGTCGTCAAAACCATTTGCAATAACTAAAGATTGTTCTGTAGGAATATCAAAAAAGTATCTGTATTTCTCATATGTCCAATGACTATTAAATACATACCAATCATATTTACCATGGTTTATTTTATTTTTAAACCAAGGTGCTAGATTAGCTTGGTCATAACTATTATGTACCCATAGTACATTAGTTCTATCTATAACTAGTGGTTGTTTTTCTGGAATAGAAGTAGTTAAACTTATTTTATCTAGTAATTCTTTTTTAACGTGTTTGCGAAGATACGCCTCTTGTATCTCCGTTCCACCTTTCGGTAATTGCATTATTACTTAGTTTTACCAAAAACTGTCAAAGATGCAACCCTAATACCTACGTCTTGTTGTAGATCATCATTAGTTGTATCGGTTGTAGCATCAGCTACATCTTTATCAAACTCTTCTTTACTAGCGTAAACTTTACCTGTTCTTTTATTTTTAATAGTTTCAGTTACCTCTGCTGGTAACACAGGTACTTCTTCACCATTGATAATTACTGTCTTTGGTCTTTCTTTTACACTCATGGTCTTCCTTGTCGGTTATACTTCTTTATACTACGTTTTTTACTTTTATTCAACCTCTTCGTGTGACGTCTAGGACGCTTCTTAGGTTTTGCTCTAGGTACGAAGTGTGTAAATTTTTGTTTAGCCATTTTCGTCCGATCTATTTATTTCTAGTATAGATACCGTCCCCGATACTACGTTTGCAGAGTTAGCTTCTATTCTTAGGACATCATTTTCTTCTAAAACGATAGGACCTTTAGCTAAGTTTACAGTTGTATTAGCTCCTACACTTACATGAGATATCTCATATTCTGTCGCTGCTGAATTATCATAAATATAAGCTTGTACTTGAGTTGTACCTGATTCACAAGTTAACTGTATATTTTGAATAATTACTCTTGAACCAGCAGGACATGTATAAATATCAATCTTATCCGTTGTGGTTAAATCAAAAAATGCGTTTGTATAAATATTAGCCATTAATACCTCGCATTAAACCAAGTAAACCTTTGAGTTTTCTCGTCCTCATCTTTTTGATAATTAGTATTTAATTGATTTTGTAAACTTTCTAAAGCTAATTGAATTTGTCTAAATGCATCAGGAGTATATTCCTGCGGCGGTTCAGGTAAAAACACTTGTACTTTAGCCATTATCTTCTTCCATCTGGTTGTATGTCTACTCTAAATACTCCATAACGCCATCGTTCATTAATAGCATCATTTTCAATCTTTACAGAAGCTAATCTAGAACGAGCTCTTGTATCTACTTTATCAGTAGAAGATGTAACTGTAAATGGTCCTAGGGTAGAGCTTGTTTGAGTATCCGCAGGATACCTTCTTAATAATATTGTTACTTTAGCATTACCTTGTAAATCCTTAAAGTCAGGAATAAATCTTCTAATCTTCATAAAGTATTCGCCATCTCCACCTTCATCTAAATCAAAATCTCCTGATTCAATATAAGCAGGAATAGCATTTATAGTATTACCATTATCCATAACTTCATTAACACCAATTTCATGATTAAATAAATAAGAAGCTCCATTAGATACTCCTTGTACTACTGGTGATGTTGGAGCTGTGTTTAAATCAAATTTAGTTGCTATAGGATTATCAAAAACATGAGCATCTGCATAAGAAGTTCTTGCTAAACTTCCTGTTGTCCATACCTTTTCTCCATAGTTATAGGTAACACATCTGTTAATATAATTAGAGCTAGCTGTCGCATAAAACCAAGTAATCTCTTGATATAAACTATTATGAGTTCCGTAAGTTAACTCTGAGCCAGATGCAAAATTAAAACCTTGATTGTCTGCTGTTGTAGTAAAGACAAAGTCTTCTACTAAAGAGCCCATTGATCTAACTGTACCATCAAATACAAAGAAACCACCTGAATCTCCCATCCAAAATACTGCACCGTTAGCATATACTATAGAATGTTGTCCAACACATCCACAGTTAGAGCCCACTTGTCTAATACTAAACGTATAAGGTGCTCCTATAAACTGCATTAGATATGCAGAAGTATCTGTTAAAATTAAAACATAATCTTTACCTTTTGCAGCACCAATAATTTTAGTTCCAGAATCTATCCTAAATGTACCTGCTGTGTTAGTAGATGTTGGTGTATAGTCATTAATGTTTTCTTGATCAGAAAACCTAATAAACATTTTATCCTGTGTCGTAGGACTACCAATTGTTGTTTCTGTACCTAAAAATATTAAATGTCTATCTCTATCAGATACTAATGTCATTACTGATTTTGTAGGTGCATTAGTAACAATAGATGCTCTTGTAATGACACCTGTCCCATCTTGAGGATCCCATTGAAAAGTTTTACCGTTTTTTACAGTTGCTATTAATAATTCTCCATAGTTATCTAATGACCATGATCCAGGATCTAATATAGCATTTGAAGATGTTCTAGGTGTACCCCATGTAGATGCTGACCATGTACCTGTACCCCATCCATATCCATAAGCTTGTAGTAATGGACCAATTTTGTAATAAGGTAAAGTATCTAGTGTTCCATTGTTCGTTGCTCCTGTTCCAGTTTCCGCAGTAGCCATTTGAATTGTAAATGTAGTAGTTGTTGGTATAGATTGTACTTCATAAAGCACATCATCAAAATCAGATGCCACATAGTCTGTTTGACCAGCTGTAAACGAACCTGCATTATCGAAAGTTGTAATATCTCCATTTTCTAAATTGTGTACTGAAGGTGTAGTAATAGTAACTGTCCTTGATCCGTTGACTGTGGTTATATCACCACCAGCCACGGCTATAGATGAATCTATAGGAGTAATGTCATAAAAATCATTACCGTCATAAATATATAAAATTTTGTTTGTACCGATAGCAGCATATCTTCTACCACCTAAATCTGCCCAAGTATGCATAGCTCTAGCTGCACCAACAAGTGTGTCTGATAGCACCTGTTCCCATCCACCTATTTTTTCAGGTGAACCATATCTAAAACGAACATTATCGCCATCTACCCATTGTCCTTCGGCTTGGGAGTCTGTGGCTTGTTTATTAAATCCTGGTGCAAATTGTACTTTTCTTAGTGGCATACTTGGATTATACACTATAGACGTATATCTATAAAGATTAGACTACTTTGGTAGTATTATATTCCAATCTAGCTTAGATATCAAATCTTCTATTTTGACCACTTTAAGTGAATTTTCTTTTAGATAATTATGTAGTTCTTCAACATCTAATATAATATATTGATTTTTCATATCATAAACTATTTTATCTGCTTTAGTTTTAAATGATCCTGTTTTAGCATTATTCTTTAAAGGTCTTAGATCAAATTTAAAAGGCTGATTATTAAGTATACCTTCTACATCCCAAAGCTCTTTCTTTTTTTGAACAGGAGTTGCATATTTTATATCTTTTAATTTATCTAAAAATTTCAAGGTACTAAATTAAACCATCCTGTAATAATATATTTATCTTCATTAGGAGCAACTACTCCTCTATGAGTATGAGTAAAATCGGCTGGCCAAATAAGAGTTAAACCTTTTTTTGGTTTTACTGCAATCTTTTGATATAAAAATTCAGTTTCTCCACCTTTTTTAACATTATTTAAATATGTCATATATACTAAATATCTTAAATTCATATCTGGATTATAAATAGATCTTTCTGCATGCCATTTTTTAAAACCTCCTCCAGGAGGATAATGTTGAATGTTATTTGTTATATCAGAATGTAAGTTACATATAAGGTTATATTTTTTATGGTATCTCATTAAACATTTATCAAGTTCATTAAAGTATTTTAATATTATTTTATTTTTAGAACTATTATAAACAGTTACGTCAGTAGAATCTTTTATGTCTTTATCGATTTTAGATACGCCTTCATTACCTGTTGAATACCCTGGAGCTTTATATTCTTTATTTTTTTTATGATAAGTAATTAAATCATCACAAACTTTTAAATCAATAAAGTAATGTTCTATAAAATTAATCATTAAAAATAATTAACCTGTATATTTATTCTAACTTTAACATCACTGGAATACTCAACATCATGTTCCTTAGAAGGATCAAAAAATAATACTCTATTTTCAACAGAAGTGATTTTTGTTTTATCTTTTAATATTGTAGAGCCATTGCAAGTATTCACATATAATAAAGCACCTTTGTGTTTATATGAATAATCAATATGTGGATCATTTAAAAGTCTGTCTGTTTTCATACTTGGATACATATTAATTTTAACTCTAATTAAAGATTTAATGTCTAAAAATTTAAAATAATTTTCATTAAAAAAATTAAAATAATCACTGTTTATTTTATTGTGTAAGAATAAAGTGTGACAGTAAAAATAATGTTGGGTATATTCATTATCAACTTTAGCAACCCTATCATGAAAAAAATAAGGAAAGGTAGATGATAATAGTAATTCTTTAATATTTTTAATATTTTCTTTAGGTAAAAAGTTATCAACTATTTTATATTTTAATTTTGTCATATTAAAAATAATTTATATTTATATTTATTCTTGCTTCTGTATCAGTGCAAGTAGAGCTATTATGTTTTTTAGAAGTATTAAAAAATAAAGCTCTATTTTCTATACTTTTTATTTTTGTACCGCACTCTAGTTTAGTAAATCCATTATTAGAATTAATATAAAATATTAAACCTTTATGAGAATATTCATAATCAGTGTGTTCACCATGTTCTTTAATATTAAGTGTAGCTGGATATAAATTACCTTTAACTCTTATAATAGATTTAGGATTAATCTTTTCCAATAAAGGTTCTAGTATATAGTAAAGATTTGATTTTGGAAAAACATCAAAAAACTGATGAGTAAAATAAATACCATCTTTTGCTTTCTTATATGAAACAGTTCCATTAAAGTACCAAGGAAAATATGAACTAAGCATAAAATCTTTTATCTTTTCAAAGTCTTCTTTATTTAAAAAATTATCTACTATTTTGTAATTCAATTGACTCATGTATTTTTAATCTCATAAATTCTTCAAATGGAATTCCAAAGCTGGCTTTTAAATCCCAATCTTTCTTTTTATCATCCATAATAGAAAAAACTTTCTTCCATTCTTTTAAAGAATTCAAATCATATAATCTTTGCCCATACCTTAATGAAAATTCATCTGTTGAAAACCAATGCATCCCAGTAGATATGCAAGCTACTCCATTTGTTTCTGGGTAATGATAATCATTAAATTTCCATAAATTAGCTGCTTCAAATAAACTATGTAATTTTTTATTATTTTTATCTAAAGGATAATTTCTATTTTGAACTGCTTTCCAATATTCAGTATCTGTTCTCGTAGATAAACTATAGTGCATAGCTACAAATTCTGCAAATTCTCTAAATAGTCTAGAGCAAGATAAATTAAACTGGTCTTTAACATAATTAGAAATACTATCTCTATCTTTTAAAACTCTAACTAATTTTATTAAAAATTCATGTACTGAATATAAACCATTACTTTCTAATGGCTCAATAAATCCAGCTGATAATCCAATTGCACAAACATTTTTTACATATATTCTATTGTATATACCAACTTTTGATTTAATATTTCTAAAATTTAAATCTGCTCTACCTAAATGTTTTTGAAATTGTTTCAATGCGTCTTCGTCTGAAACATATTTATCAGAATAAACATACCCAGTACCTATCCTACTCCATAAAGGAACTTTCCAAACCCATCCATTTTCTATGGCTGTACAATTAGTATAATTAACTAATTCCTTTTCCTTATTAGTATAAGGCATTTGTGTAGCCCATGCTGCATTATTAGGTAAGAAGTCTTCATAGCTTTCAAAAGGTTCTTTTAAAGATTGTCCTAATAATATAGATTTAAATCCAGAACAATCTATATAAAGATCAGCATTTAATTTACCGTTGTCCTTTGTTTGTAAATACTCTACTCCATCTTCATTAGTTTTTATATCTATAACTGTATCTTCTATAACTGTTCCTTTTAGTTTATTTTTAAAAGAGTTACATAACCATAAACCAAATTTAACAGCATTAATTTGATAAGCTACGTCGTTTTTAAAACTAAAAGTTCCAAGTCTATAATCATCAGCGACTTCAGGATCTAGTAAAGTATTATGTTTTACCAAAGACATTGATGGATAATAACTGTCTGCAAAATCAGAAACAGGAATTTCTGGATTTAAAATTTTTTTAAAAACCCAGTCATTAAACCAAGCTTGATTTCCTGTAAAGTCAGGAACACCAAAAGGATAATGATATCCCCCATCTTCTTTTTTAAAGAAATCTTGAAATCTAATACTTAATTTATAAACAGAGTCACATTCTTTCATAAAATCTTTATCTTTGATATCAACTAAAGACAACCATTGTTTAAAATGGCCTAAAGTACTTTCTCCAACACCTATAGCAGGAATATCTTTGCTTTTAATCATAACAATTTCTTTTTCAGGAAAACATTTTTTAAGAGTGTAGGCAGCCATTCCGCCAGCAGAACCTCCTCCTAAAACTATTATTTTTTTCATAATTTAAGTTCGTTGTCTCTTTTGCCAATTAAACCTACAGGAAGAAAATTAAAAGCAATAGAGAATCTTTCTTTTGTTTCATTATTTGTAGATATTTTATGATATGCTTGACTAGGAAAAAATATAAGCATTCCTTTTTTAGGTGTAATAAAATAGTTTTGACTATTGTTAATAGTATATTTTTCAATAGGTATATCAAAAGGAGGTTTATTAAAATTTTCAAATTCTAAAGAACTAACACCATCTTGTAGATAAAAAACACCACTAATTGCAGAATTAATATGGTTATGAAAACTAGACCCTTGAGATTTTAAAGTTGCCGTTGCCCATGAATTATATATTTTAAATTTATTTTTATAATTTAAATATTTCTTATTACATAGATTAAAAGATTTCATAAATTGTTTTTTTAATTCTTTAAATTCTTTTTTATCTAATAATTTATTACAAACGGATATTAAGGATTTATGCTCTAAGTTATTTTCAGCAGAAATAAATTTTAAGTCTTTAACTAAAGATAAATATTTATCACAGTCTAGGTCTAGCTGCACAACAATTACATTAGTTGCAAATAAAGGTAGTAAAGTAGAGCTATTCTCCATGAGGTAAACCTAAATGAGTTCTACCATCAAAAATATTACTCATTGCTCCTTCTTCATTTTTATCTCGATAATGTAAAAACACTTGACCACAATTTTGACCTTTAAATTTATTTCTCCAATGCACAAATTCACAACCTTTATATACCAACATATCCCCTTGTTTTAAATTAACTTCAACTTGTTTTTCTTTTTTTGGTTTTAAATAAATTGGCCATTCTTCTCCCCCTAAAAAAATAGTTGTAGATATAGCACAAGAAGGTCTATCAATATGTTTCTTTAAAACATCTCCATTTTTGTAAATTCTTGTATAAGAATAATTTGGTATTAGTTCTAATTTAGTTATGTCTTCCATTAATGGTAATAATCTATATAATACAATTTCACACATAAGATCAGAATAGTTTGACCAAGTATTAGGAACTTGAGCGTCATTATACACTCCAAAATATCTATCTTCATTTGTTATTTTATTTTTAGAAAATAAAGTATTTCTTACTTTTCTTTTAAGTAGAAGATAATCATAAATAAGATCCGCAACTCCTGGTTCAATTGCACCTTTACTTATTTGATAACTTTTTTTTATAAAACTCATTATTTAAAAGGTGCTCCTAAACACCATAGAACTAAAGAATACCTAGTTCCTTTTATAACAGGAGCAACTCTATGCCACTGGTGTGATGGAAAAACAATAATAGAACCTGGCTCAGTTATTTCCTTACATTTAATAATTTCACTTTCACTAGGATTTTTTATAAAAGAAAACTCTAATTCTCCTCCAGAAAATTGTTTAGGTGAATTTAATAATATGGTTGCAGATAATTTTCTTATCTTACCTATTTTATTTTTATTTCCAGATGTAAAAGGCTCATCAAAACAATCTTGGTGCCAATCATAAAATTGATTTTTTTTATATATAGTAAATTGAAAACTTTCACACCAATCTGTTTGAAAGTTCCATTCCGCTTGTTGGTTTGCCTTATTTATATAAGGATGTATTTCATCATAAAGCCATTGATCATTCATCCAAACTACATCAGAATCTCTTATATTTTTTAATGTCTTTAATTCTTTTTTAGACATACTTTTAGAACTAGCATGTTTTCCAATTATAGCTTTTTCTTTTTTTCTTTTTAATCCTTCTTTAATAACTTTGTCACAGAATTTCTTTGAAAGAACTTTATTAAAATACCAGTATTCCCATTTAAGTTTCATTAAGCAACTCCTGTGGTAAATACCAAACAAGTTCTTTCAGCATCTTCTTCATTAATGGTTCTGTAATAATTTAAGTTGCTGTTGAACATTACAAACTTTCCTGGTTTTATTTCTTCTGTCCAAGTGTTGTCTAAAATCGGATAATTGTTATATTCTATTATTAATTTTCCAGATCCTTTTAAAAAAAATAAACACGTTACTGCACTTCCATTATGAGGTTGTATGTTATTATAATGATTTCTTCTAACTGAAAACTGACCTTTTTTCTCTACATTTCCATAACTATTTAATAAAGTTTGTCTAAAAAATTCTGGATTTTTTATTTCCATAAACTCTAAAAGAAGTTCCATAACCCATGTCTGATGTTTGTTATAAGTTAATTTGATATCTGGATCATTTATATCTTTGTGATATTTAAAATCTTCTAGAAGTAATTCATGTAATATATTTATATTAACATTTGATGATTTAGGTAAATTACCTGTTAATACAAAACTTTCATGTAATATTTTTTTAGTTATCATCTGTATACTTACAGATATTTTATATATTATTTTTTATATTAAAACAAGTTTTATGAAGGATCCTGCCAAGATGAACCGTTCCAAACTTTAAACAAACTACCATCTATTGAAGCAATCCATCTAGTGTTTGATTCGTCCCAAGATATATAATATTGTTTTTCAACACCGCCATCATCATAACTTAGTACATTAGGATATGTTGTAGGTGCATCCCATCTAGCGTTTGAAACATTTTTTACCCAACTCGGGTATGGTTGAGATGATATAAAGATATCATTGGCAGCATCATAAGAATAACCAATACCAGGATAAGTTCCTCTAAAAGGTGTTCCCCCTCCTCTATGAATTCCTTCATGAGTATTATAAGAACATTTTTTCCAATTTGTATATCCATGAACATTTTCTAAATAAGCTCTTCCTGTTTCTTCATCTTCTACACCATTTTTTAAACAGTTAGAATCATTAACTGTTAAAACAGTTAAAACAATATTTTCATCTGATAATTTTGCGTAATGTGCCATTATGCTGTAAACGTCCCTGGTCCTGTAAATGTATGTATTGTAGCACCACCATCTGCAGATTTAGTGCCACCAGTAGCATCTGCTGGACCTTTTGTATATCTTAATATTACTACTCCTGAGCCACCTGTTCTCCCACCTTGTCCGTTTTGTGGGCCACCAGCTCCACCGCCTGTATTAGCAGATCCGTTTTGGTTATGAGAACCTCCACCGCCTGTTCCTCCAGTACCTGCTGGAGAACCTGGGCCATTGCCTCTTCCTCCTCCACCGCCTCGTGCAACTGAAGAACCGTTTACTGAAGAGGATCTTCCTGCTCCACCGTTTCCTCCAGATGTACCTGGATTACCTGCAGCAGAAGCACCGCCTCCGCCTGCGTCTTGGTGAGAACCTCCTGATTGAGCTGCTCCTCCATTATTTCCTTGAGATGGACTTGTTGGAGGTGAGTTTCCTGCTCCTCCGCCTCCGCCTTGAGCTGCTCCTCCACCACCTGAACCTCCTGGTCCACCAGAAAGGGGTGATGCTGCATCAACTCCTGAACTTTGTCCACCACCAGTTGAAGTTATTCCATTCCAAACTGAATCTGATCCTTTATTTCCACGACCGCCTCCGCCGCTTCCACCGCCACCAACAGAGACAGGATAACTTGAACCTGGGTCTACTATAATTTCTGAAACTCCTGGTTCATCATAAGATGCTGTATTGTAAGAAAGTCTATATCCACCTGCTCCACCTCCTGCTCCTCCAGGAGCAAAAGCAAAACTTGAAGTACCAGATCCACCTCCTCCAGCAATGACTAAATAGTCAACTGCATATGGACCTTGGCCACCTTTTCTTTGACCATATCCTCCTGCTGATCCAGCAGCAAATGAACTTATAATTGGCATAATTCTATATTCCTCCTATTATGCAAACTGTGTTTGAGAAGCTAACACTGTAAATGCCGCTGCTCCAGTTTTTATAACAGTATATGTATAGACATCAAGAGAACTTGCATTACCACCTGTTGGGGCTGAACCACCTTGCCATTCTGGAGTAACCGCACCACCATCAACTTGTACTGCTGAGTTGTAATAAGCTGTTCCACCTTGTTTGACAATGTGTGCAATCGTTAAAGACTCTCCTGTGTCCATAATTGAATCTAATGAATTTGTACCGTCACCTCTAATATTTAATGTCCAGTTTCCTGAAGCATCTGTAGTGTAATTTAATACTGCTTGAGTTATAGCATCGAAGTTAATTGTTCCTGTTGCAGCTGTAGCTGAGTTAGTTACTTTTTCTGCTGTTTGCTGAATAGCTGCAGCACCTAATACCACTCTTCCAATACCTTTAGGTGTTAAATTTAAATCAATATTTGTATCATCCCCTGTTGCTGAAACTTCAGGAGCGTTTCCTGTTGCAGCGTTAGTTGCTGTTAATTCATTAACAGCTGATGCAGTTGTAGCAAATTTAATTTGCTCTAAACCGTTTTCATCTCCAATGAAGTTTCCATTATCAATTAAAATATTGTTTCCGTTAGCATCTAAGTTACCACCTAATTGAGGTGTAGTATCTTCCACAACATCTTTTAAGAAAAATATATCAACAACATTTGTACCATCAGAGAAAACCATCACAGTTTTACCTGCAGGAATAGTAACACCTGTTCCTGATACAGTTTTAATAGTTAATGTGAAACCTGCTCTTGTAGTGTTATCAGCTACGATATAAGTTTTTTCAATTCCATCTGGAACATTTACAT